GAAGATGATAGCTAAAGATGGTGGGTGATTAACTAACCAATTTATCATCATATAACCCTCCAAAATAAAATAAGAACCTATAACGGTTCGCCACGATCACGCTCTATGCTTTTGATACAGTGATCCACCTGGAACACATTTAAAAAACTTCATATGAATGTGGCGAATGGATCACCTTTCAGCATACGTTTTCCAAGTCGACTAGAAATCGTCTCGTCCTCGTCACCGAAAGTTAACGCATTAGCCAACTGATCGATAGCGACGAGGACGTTTCGGATATATCGCTTTACCATATCACATCAAACTCTGCTGTAGCGGATAGAATCTGCCCCTTTAACGTCCAATATCTCGCTTGTTTCGATAACTTATGGTTGTATCCGTCCATGTACAAAGCTTTGAATTGGTCAAAGGTATGAGCGGTAGCCGCGCCATCAGCACTCCACATAATCGGCTCAGTAATGAGTCCAGCATTAATAGCGTTCAATGTTCCTGCTAGGTTCATCTGTGCTTCTTCATCGAAGGAATAAAAATGGCTCACACCCAAGCAATCTGATGTGAACCCAGCTAATATGTCGCTATTACATTTTTGATCGATCTCGGATAGTTTCGCTTGTTTCCACGCATCCAACGATACACTGTATATATCGCCCGATTCCGTATAACTCACGCTCCCATCCAATTCCACATGACCTTCGGGAATCTCCGCATCATCTTCGATGAGAATGGGATTGTTAATCAACGGTTTACCTTCGATTAGTTCATAGATAATTTTCATGGTTTATCCTCCTTTCTATTGTTCGGCTCGGAATGTGATTCCTGCTAACGCTAACCATGTTGTCCCAGTTGTCAATGTTAGTTTAACTGAACCGTCTGCATAAACCTCAATAGAAACAGGTGTTATTGTAGAAGCATTATTGGACAACGTAGGAATTAAATTTGTTATGGACGGTCTATAACCTACAGGCAAGTAGAATAATACTGTACCAGCTGAACCTGTTCCACTTTTTATTAATCCTCTTAAATGAACAATTCCAAATTCATCTTTATAGAATCCAATAGTGTCATACGTTCCTCCATAATTCACCCACCCATTCAATAACGTAGGTGCAATCCATTGTCCCTGTTGCCTATTCGCCTTACTTATCTCCACGGCAGTCAATCGCTCGCCTAAATCTGCGATATTCTGCGTGTTCTTGTCTACGTCTTTGCGTAGATTGGATTCGTAGGAACCGTCTAGCGATAGGATGGATGAACTCACGGCATACGGTTGGGCGATGTAGGTAACGGAATAGGATGCGGTTGGGTCGAATTGATCTTTTGTATATAATGATTGCTTGCCATAATCGTTAGGATCTGAATTTGTTTTCATCCACCGAGTTTCTAACTGATTGCCTTTATATAACGCTAAAATCTTTTCTGTTCTGTACTTCAATCGAGAAGCAGAACTACTTAAATAATCACTGTTTATTCGAGCGAACCCATCAGAACCAACGACAACTTTCGCTTGCTCCCTAAACTGAACCGCTTCACCCAACTCCACTTGATTCATTCCTGATTGGAGAACAGGATACAATCCGTCTGTGGCGATGGTTTCCTGTGTAGGTTGAGCGAGTTGGTAGAGTAGGCGGTAAGGTGTGTAGCCATTATCTGCTGTTGTCGCAGGTAAAGTTGTGCTAGTATCAGATGAAGAACCACCGTTAGTGTAAGCACCGCCATTCGCTTGTGTAACTTTATTCCTTCTGATCCACGCCTTTGTTCCCGTTCCATTGTACGCTCCAAAATTTCCAGTTGTACTATCATACATCATCCATCCATTAAAATACGCCTGTATCTCCTGTGCGGTTGGTGTATACGTCTCGCCCCATCCCGAATCGGTGTCGGCTATACATACGAAGAATGTACCATTACTGTGAACTTTGATGGTGTCCGAAGTCATTACATCAGCATCATTTAATGATGACATTGGTTTTCCATCGTATTTAACGGAATTTCCTTTGTTAGCAACAGCACCACTTAGAGTGATTTGAACAACTTTATTCCCTGTTTGGTCGACTGTAAACGCCCAACTCAAAGACCCATCCAGCACCTTATCAATGAGTCGCCCTGTCTTAACGAACTTACCGTCTTGATACGATACCGAATCATAGATAGTTCCGTCTACGCTAGAAGCGAGTGTTGTTTGGAAGTAGACAGGTGAATCGTTACGTGGGACGAATGGTAAAGCGGTTGAGCCAAGGTTGAGCATAGGATTGGTGAAGGTAAATGTACCAGCACCAGCAGTGTCATTACTTAAAATTACACGAATGAAACTAGCGTTATTATCCGTTGTAAACGTCTTTGCAGTTGCTGAATATCCACCAAAAGCATTAACAAATGTTTTATTGCTGTCTAATGTATTTAGTCCCAATTTCGCTGAACCCATGGAACCAACAGACAAAGTATATGATTGATTTGGAATACATGGTATATCGACTACTAGTTGCTGAGAATTTGCATCTGCCACTAAATCCGCAACATAAGAACTTTCGACCACCATTTTTGGACTTCCTGACGTACTGGAAGTTGTCCACTGACTAAAATCAGGCAACAAGTTCTGTCCGTACACATTGACGTATGGGTTTTGCAAACTTTTCATATCGTCAACGTATGGGTACTTTTCCGCTATCTTGTTAATGTCGGTTAGGGTTGTGCCAAGTGCGTTGTATTCACTCTGACTAATCTGATAGACTCGGAATCCATCTACATAGAAATACTGCCCTATTGCACCGTTAAATGCTCTAATGGATATATTTTTCCCACTGAGAATATCACCTGTAAGCTTTTGGTATACAGTAGTAAAAGATGAAGCATTAGGAACAAAAGTAGAACTGTTAGCATCGCTGAAAGATAAATCGAAGTTTCCAGCCCAATTCCCATTTTTCACTTCAGCTAAAATAATATAGTAAGAAGTATTGGAGTTTATAATGGTTGATGGCGCATTGTGTTGAAACTGGACATTATTGGTTGCGCTACCTGTTACTTTGATGCTATTAGAACCATAAACTTTATTAGATGTATCTAGCGACAAGGTTGATTGGTACCCTGTCCACTTACTCACATCCTCACAATTCCCATCACGCCCAAGAAGATTGATGAGCGTTCGACCTTTGATGCTGAGGACGTTGAAAGGTACGGTAGACGCTCCGTTTGGGTTGGTGGTGACTAGGTTTTGACCACGGGATAGAGTGACGTTGGTTGCGTTCTGAGATGATAATTTAGATTCATGCTCATTTATAGCCCCTACAACACTAGATTTTGTCTGGGTTTGTAAAGTCGATAAATCACCAATTTTACTGACATTTTCGTTAATCGCAGGAACAACGGTCTTAGCAGTCGTTGTTAAACTAGCAGGATTCCCGATTTTCGTATCGAGTGTATCCCAGTTGTCGTTCATCATCGTTTTTATGTCAAACGTCTGCGCTCCGTCTGTTGTCGGATCTTTTTTATATAAACCGAGATTCGGTGTATTACTTGCCATAATTCAACCTCCTTATAACGGTTGGAACGGAGCAAAGTCCGTTAATAAATGTGACTGCATTTGATTTAGCGTCATCACTTGATGAATGTCTTGAATCAGTAAGTACTTAAGTCTGAACGTTATTCCTAAATGTGCCGGTATTATCTCGCGTAAAGAATCCTGCGCATCTTGGAAGTTAGGCGGAACTCCTAACTTACTTGTAAACGTAATGATTACTTCATAATTCGAATTGTTCTCCGTTACATCAACGTCACCATTCGTATAAGCGTCAGCAACCGATTTAATCAGCGTAATTGTTACCGTACCAATACCTCGTACTTTCGACTTAACAACGCTTGCCCGCTGATCTAACGGCTTGGTTACATCCGTTGTGATACCGCAAATCTTCTCCCACCGAGCAAGCCCGTCACTATCTGCCGTATCGATAAAAAACTGGTTAAGTACGCTGGTTATCTCGGTATTCAGTCCCGTAAATTCAAAAGACTCCCGATCGAGGATATTACCTACGATGCGAGAGTCCGAGTAATAGCGAGGTAAATAGTCGCCCATCGATTGTCTAATGTCGCGTGTCATCTACGTTAATGTCACCGTCCCTAGAACAGCAACCGAGCCGTCAGTGATAGATACGTTACCTGTTCCACTATTGACCGTTAATCCGCTGTAATCGAGTACGCTTGCTGCGTCGAGTATAATCTTACCGATTTCGTTAATTCTGACGACAGGATCAACGAAGGCCAGCGTCTTAAGATAATCCGTAACTCCTGCGCTGATTTCCGTCTGTGCATCTGTAAGAGTCTTTCCGCTTACTAGCGTCAATGTTGCGGTAACATTAATCGCAACCTCTGGCGCACCGATTACCGTTACAGTCGCTCCAATTGGACGAACCGATTCGATGTAAGCGGCGACGTCAGTTATGACCGAAGCTAATGGCGCTCTTTTATCCGTACTAAGTAAATCGACTTTAACGGTTCCATTTCCGTTCCATATCGGATACACTTTAACGTCGCCTACTCCTGGACGAGATAAAGCCCATGAACGATAGTCACCGATGTTTCCGCTCGTTTGCGGAGTTCTTACACGGTCATAGTATCGCTGTAGTAATGCGGAATCTGATTCTGTATCCGCGCCTCCTGTGAAGTTTGCGCTATTCGTAACGGATGTAACTCCAGTTAGGTTTCCGACTACGGTATTAACAAGACCGATCCCGACATTACCACTTGCGCCTGCCGTCTCCGCTTCTGCTGCGACTGTAGCCGTACCACTTGTGATTGTGCCTGCCACTGTCGTAACGAAATATATCGGAGCTGAACCGCCAGTAGATACGCGTGTTCCAATAGGTACTACCGTGCCATTTGTTCCGCTAAATGTAATTTGACCCGTAGCTTTTACCGCTGCTACTCGCGTTAATCCTAATTCGCCAGCTCTGCGGTCAAGATAATCTCCGTAAGTTGTATCCGCAAATCCGAAGTTAAGCACGTTGTCTAACTGAGCATAGGCGAGCGCTAATTCGATAGCGGATGGCGATAACATGTCATACGTAATGGAGCCCTGACGCTTATCGATGTCGCTTGCAGTAGCGTCAAGCATCCGCTGTAATATGGCCGTCTTCGTTTGGTCCGCATATTGTGCCATTAGATTGTCACCCCTTCCGTAACAATAACTCCGTCTTTGGTAGTGACGGTAAATTCTACGTATAACTGATCGCTTTGTCGGTCAATTACGAAATCATTGACGTCAGCAATACGGTCGTCATATTCGAGCGATTCGCTTATAATGCGAGGAATTTCCGTCTCTAGTAAATCCTGCGATATATCTTGACCGACTAAGTTTTCGAGTTCACATCCGTAAGAACGGTTATAAATTAAATGGCGGTATCTTGGCGTGTCAATTGCTTTCCGCACATACTGGCGAATCGCATCTGCACCGTCAATCATACCGCCTGTAAATTCTCCAGTATCGAAGTCAAACGAATAAGTTTTAGATGTCGCTGGCTTCGGTGTAATAATGTTAATTCTTTCGCTTGGTGGCTTAAGTGGACTAAGACCCATATGTCACCGCCCTATCTAATACGATATATAATTGGCCGTCATTTACAGACGCCACAATCACGCGGTCGCCTGTTTTTAATTCGTCAAGATAACTAATAGTTGCGTCAGTTACGGTTAAATCTGAACTATTTAACGTAAATGTGGTATAAGAGGAAGAAGGAACCGTTGTAATGCTATGAGAGGTTAAACTCGCATTACCTGTCGCTGTAATCTGAATATGACGAGTATGTGCCGTTAAATGCTCCGATACTACCAAATCAGCAGCGTCTAGCTCTATCTTCATATTATCGATCTTTACTTTTAAGTTAGGAGCGTTCGCTGTAACGGTCCCTAACTCGATATCAATATCTTTGTTATAACCGAAATGGCGGATGAGTTGCACTAATTGACTTCCGCCAGAGCCTTCTTTAATTTCCGCCAAGTTCTGCTTTGATTTGGGCAATTAGTGGATCCTCCTTCCGTCCTTTCTTCTTACGCACTTTCTTCGGCTTACGCTTTTTCTCCGCCTCTTGCGCTTGGAACACGTCTTTATAATCGATAGTCGGCAAATCATCCGTGGCCGTTAATGTAAGACTCATCGTATGCTTTCCGTTTTCCCATGTATGCTCGTCGGTTGAAACGTAATAAGCACCCATGATTTCCGTCATGCGCTCGAATATATAGACCGCTTTACCTGCGTATATATCGTCAATACCGATAGCTTCGATTGTTGCCTCATCTTTAATCTTACCGTGATCGAGTAGTAACTGTTCTGCCATCTGATTAATCTCGTCTTGCTTCATCTGAGGATCTGCCGATTGAACCATTTGCAAGACGCCAAACTGTGCAACTAATCCGTCATCTTTAACGACTGCGAGTACCGGCTGTTTATTTTCGTCTTGCCCTACGATTTTAATTTGGTTCTTCATCTCTTCGATACTTTGCGAATAGTTGGCGTCAATGATTGACGTAGTATCTTCGAGAATCCACTTGGCCACCTGCTCTGCACGATAGAGAAGATTGATCTTTCCTTCGCTGGCGTAAATGAAGTATCGCCTACCAGTTTGATCTTTTGTTATGGTTAACGCTGTAACGATGATGTCCCATAGCGTCTTATCTCGCATGATTAAGCGTGGAATGATATAACCAGTGTCGTCGATCTGACCGGTAGGAATGCCGAAGTCATTACATATCTTTTGTACGATTTGGCTCGCTGTCATTTCGATATACTTATCGGTTTCTTCGCTCTTGGTCAGGTAAATCGCCTCGTCATATGCCGTAATCTGCATCTGACCTTTTGCGTTGACTTCTTTAGCGAAGATAACTCCGCGAAATAACTCCACATCATTTGATACATGGCGAATCTCATTACCTAAATCTATCGGCATGGATTGCGTCTTACCGTCGCGAGTGTTCGACATTTCAATGATTAGTTTACGTGCTGGCTGCTTCATTTCGCCTGACCATCGGACAGTCTTAACGAGGTCTTCGATATAATAATCGGTTCCTTGATACGGTATAATGACGTTTATCATGTCGGCATCACCAGCGTTATACCGTACTCAAAGGAACTCGGATCAGGTCCGATAACTTCTCGATTTAAGTCGTAGATTTCCATCCAACGGCTATCGTCACCGAGTATCTTTAATGCAATCGTAAGCAAGTTATCGCCAGGTTGTACAACGTAGTTTGAAGCCGTAGCCGACTCGTCCGGACGCTGATCTTCTAATTGCGATACTTGGCGTATTTCTACGAAGATATACTGCTTAAACGAAATATCGAAGTATAAGTCGCCAGGACTTCCGCCTTGCTCGTAATAACTGAAGTCGCGTATCGTTACCGCTTCATTGACCGGCGTTCCGGTGATCGTTAACCGCATAGGGCGTCCGCTGTTCATCCATTTTTCGATTAACTGAACCGCTTCCCAAGGATCGGGAACATCCATGTATTCGCAATATGGAGCGTAGTCACGCGGAAAGAATGACGAAAAGGAAAAGTCTTTTAAACGCGAGCCACCAATAACTGTATATTCGCCAAGTTGCGCTATCTGTACGTCTTCATAACCGCGAGAACTACGGAAGGATAACTTCGCAGGATTTACCGGAAGTTGCAGACGTTCTTGGCCGTTGTTGAAGCTTAACCACACTTGAATATCGGACATTATGCGCCTGCACCTCCTGCTATTGCGATATGTTGCGCTAATGCGCGAGCGATTGA